CGGGTCCGCCCGGCGGGGCTTCGGGTGGTAGGGGCGCGGGATCGTCCGCGCTCCTTGACCCGAAGGAGACTTCCATGACGAACAAGCTCACCGCCACCCAGCAGTCGCTTCTGAAGACCGCCGCCGGATGCGAGGACCGCGCCATCCGCTGGCCCTCGAATCTCCGGGGCGGCGCCCGGACGAAGATCATCTCGGCCCTCGTCGACGCCGGTCTCGCCCGCAATCGAAGCGGCAGTCTGGTCATCACGGACGATGGCATGCGCGCCGTCGGCGTCGAGCCCGTGGCCGCATCCAAGGGCAAGCGAGCCGGCCGTGCCAAGGCCGCGCCCAAGAAGGGCGACGCCAAGGCGCCGCGCGCGACCCGCGCCGACAGCAAGCAGGCGCGCCTGATCGAGATGCTGAAGCGCAAGGAGGGCGCCAGCATCGAGGAGATCGTCAAGGCCTTCGGCTGGCAGCCGCACACGGTGCGCGGCGCCATCGCCGGCGCGCTCAAGAAGAAGCTCGGCCTCGACGTTGTCTCGGAGAAGGTAGAGGGGCGGGGTCGGGTTTACGCGATCCGGGCGGGGGACTGAACCATGGCGAACAAGCCCGAATACACCGTCCACCTCGTCGAAAGCCCAGCGGGACAGGCGGCCCTTGCGGCTCGCGGTCTCACCACCAGCGACCTCGCCCGCGCCGTCGTCGAGTTCCAGAAACGCGAGCGAGTCCGTGTCGGCACCCTGATCGGCGTCAACCAGGACGGTTTCTTCGGTTCGACCCGCGAGGGCTGGCGGCCGGACCAGCCGGATGCTTTCGCCGAGCCGCTTCTCAACATCCCCTGGGTCCAGATCCTGGAACTCCTGAATCGGGTGCCGGATGGCACCACGGGGGAGTTCCTGGAATCGGACGGCAAGCGGCATTGAGGGGGCAGCCATGACCGATACCCAAGTCGCCCTCGCCGGCCGCCGCATTGTCGAGGTGCGTGCGATGAGCGCGCGCGAGCTCGAGGCCGAGGGCTGGCCGCCCGACGAAACCGCGCCCGTCCTCGTCCTCGACAACGGCGCAATTCTCTTCCCGTCCCGCGACGAGGAGGGAAATGGCCCGGGCGCGTTGTTCGGCGCGACGGCGCGAAAGCAGGGGTTCCGCGTCCTCGCGCCGGCACGGACCTGACACGCGGTTTCCGCCGCCGACTGGCCGAACAGATGCCGCCGGGACCAGCGTCCCGGCGGCATTCGTTTCGGCGCGGCGCTTCCGTTCTTCCGGAGACTCCAGTTGGGACTATCGATCCGCGCCTACGCCCGCCATCGCGGCGTGAGCCATGTCGCCGTGCAGAAGGCGATCAAGACGGGGCGCATTCCGGTGGAGCCCGACGGCACCGTCGATCCGGCGAAGGCGGACGCCGCCTGGAAGCGCGCCACCGACCCCGGCCGGGCCCGCAAGCCCGAAGCCACGCGGTCCGCCTCCAGACCGCGCGTCAAGCCGGTGAGCGAAGCCGCTCTGGGTTCGGTGCGCGAGACGCTCAAGGAGCAGGGTCTGCCAGCGGGCCGGATCAGCTTCGTCGAGGCCCGCACGGCGCACGAGATCGCCAAGGCCCATCTCGCCCGCCTGCGCCTCCAGCGCATGAAGGGCGAGCTGGTCGACCGCGCCCGGGCGACGGCGCTCGTCTTCCGTCTCGCCCGCGAGGAGCGCGACGCCTGGGCCAACTGGCCGGTCCGCGTCGCGGCCCTGATGGCGGCCGCCCTGGGGGTCGAGCCGCACACTTTGCAAACGGCGCTCGAAACGCACGTCCGCGCCCATCTCGCCGATCTGGCCGAGGTCCGGCCGGAGTTCCGATAACGGCATTGCCGATGGACGATCTCCTCGCCTTCGACGGGGCGGACGACCTCGTCCGCTCTTGGCGGGACGGGCTCATGCCCGATCCCACGCTCGCCGTCTCCGAGTGGGCCGACCGCCACCGGGTGCTTTCCCCGCGCGGCTCCGCCGAGCCCGGTCGCTACCGCACCTCGCGCACTCCTTACATGCGCGAGATCATGGACGCGCTCTCGCCGGCGCACCCGACCAGGCGCGTCGTGGTGATGAAGGCCGCGCAGGTCGGGTTCACCGAGGCCGGCAACAACTGGATCGGCTACGTCATCCATCACGCGCCGGGACCGATGCTCGCCGTCCAGCCGACGGTCGAGCTCGCCAAGCGGTTCTCGCGCCAGCGCGTCGATCCGCTGATCGCCGAGAGCCCGAACCTAAGAGAGCGGGTCAAGCCGGCGCGTTCGCGCGATGCCGGCAACACGGTGCTCTCCAAAGAATTCCCGGCCGGCATCCTGGTCATCACCGGCGCCAACAGCGCCGTCGGCCTGCGCTCGATGCCGGCGCGCTACCTGTTCCTCGACGAGGTGGACGCCTATCCGCCGTCCGCCGACGAAGAAGGCGATCCCGTCGCGCTCGCCGAGGCCCGCACCCGCACCTTCTCCTGGCGCGCAAAGGTCTTCCTCGGCTCAACGCCGACGATCCATGGGGTCTCGCGCATCGAGCGCGAGTACGAGGAATCGGATCGGCGGCGCTTCTTCGTGCCGTGCCCTTCTTGCGGGCACATGCAGTGGCTCCGGTTCGAGCGCCTGCGCTGGGACAAGGGCAAGCCCGAGACCGCGCACTACGTCTGCGAAGACTGCGAGGGCCGGATCGAGGAGCACCACAAGACCGCCATGCTGGAGGCGGGCGAGTGGCGGGCAACGGCCGAGGCGCAAGACGCCGGCACCATCGGCTTCCATCTCTCGGCGCTCTATTCGCCGATCGGCTGGATGAGCTGGGCGCAGATCGCGCGCATGAGCGAGCAGGCGGCGACCGACGAGGCGCGGCGCAGCTTCAAGAACGGCGTCCTCGGCGAGACCTGGGTCGAGACCGGCGAGGCGCCGGACTGGCAGCGTATCTACGAGCGCCGCGAATCCTGGCCCAACGGCACGGTGCCGGCCGGCGCGCTCTTCCTCACCGCCGGCGCCGACGTCCAGAAGGACCGCATCGAGGTCGACGTCTGGGCCTGGGGCCGCGGACTGGAAAGCTGGCTGATCGACCACATCGTCATCGAGGGCGGCCCCGAGAAGGCCGAGACCTGGGCCGAGCTGGACAAGCTGCTCGGCCGCACCTGGATGCACGCCGGTGGGACGGCGATGGGTATCGCCCGGCTCGCCATCGATACCGGCTATGAGACTCCCGCCGTCTACGCATGGGCGCGCAAGGCCGGGTTCGGGCAGGTCGCGCCGGTCAAGGGCGTCGAAGGCTTCAACCGCTCGGCGCCGGTCTCCGGGCCGACCTACGTCGATTCGACCGAAGGCGGCAAGAAGGTGCGGCGCGGGGCCCGGCTCTGGACCGTCGCCGTCTCCACCTTCAAGTCGGAGACCTATCGATATTTGCGGCTCGATCGCCCGACCGACGAGGAGCGGGCGGAGGGCGCCCGCTTCCCGGCCGGAACCGTGCATCTGCCGTCGTGGACCGATGCCGAGTGGGTGAAGCAGCTGGTCGCCGAGCAGCTGGTCACGGTGACGACCCGGCGCGGTTTCGCCCGCCTGGAATGGCAGAAACTCCGCGAGCGCAACGAGGCGCTGGACTGCCGTACTTACGCCCGCGCCGCCGCCTGGATTCTCGGCGCCGACCGCTGGGCGGAAGCGAAGTGGCGCGACCTGGAGGGCCAGGTCGGAGTCGCCGCCGTCGATTACGAGAGCGCAACCTCTGCCGATGCGGCCCCGAGCGCCGGCCTCGTTCGCCGTCCGGTCCGCAGGGGCCGCAAGGTGTTCCGTTCCTCCTACATGTCGTAACCGCCCATGACCCTCGACGAACTCAAGGCCGAACGCGAGCGGGTGCTGGCGCGGCGCAATTCCCTGGTCAGCCGCGTCTCGGTCGGCGACCGCAGCGTCCAATACGATCTGGCCCAGGCCGACAAGGTGCTGGCCGACCTGGAGCGGCGTATCGCGCAGCTGGAGAAGAGGGGGCCGCGCCGCCGGATTCTCGTCTACGCCGACAAGGGACTCTGATCGTGCTCGCATCGATCCGCCGCCGCATCGGCGCCTTCATAGCCGGGTTCCCTGGGGGCTTCGAGGCGGGGATGGGCAATCGCCGGCTCAAGGCCTTCCAGCCCTCGCGCGCCCATCTCAACACGCTGATCGCCGCCGCCGGTCCGGACATCACCGCCCGCGCCCGGCATCTGATCCGCAACAACGGCTACGCGGCGAACGCCATCGAGAGCTGGGCCGGCAACGTGGTCGGCGCCGGCATCAAGCCGTCGTCGCTGATCGGCGATGCGGAACCGAAAGCGCGCGTGCAGGCGCTGTGGCTGGCCTGGACCGACGAGAGCGACGCGGAAGGCTTCACCGATTTCTATGGCTTGCAGCGCCGGGCGGTCCGGGAGGTGTTCATCGCGGGCGAGGTGTTCTTCCGCTTCCGGCCTCGTCGGCCGTCGGACGGCCTAGCGGTGCCTCTGCAGCTGCAGATGATCCCCTCCGAGATGCTGCCGCTGTCGCGGACCGAGACGCTGCCCAATGGCAACATCGTCCGCCAGGGCATCGAGTTCGATCGCATCGGCCGGCGCGTCGCCTACCACTTCCTCCGCCGCCATCCCGGCGATGTCACCGATCCCGGCCTGGTTGGCGAGACGGTGCGGGTCCCCGCCTCCGAGATCGTCCACGTCATCGATCCGGTGGACGCCGGGCAGCTGCGCGGCGTCTCCCGCTTCGCGCCCGCCATCGTCAAGCTGTTCCTCTTGGACCAGTACGACGACGCTGAGCTCGACCGCAAGAAGGTGGCGGCCATGTACGCCCTCTTCGTCACCACCCCGGCGCCGGGTGAGCCCTTCGACGTGGCCGAGGAGACGGAGCCGGACGGCGAGCGGACCATGGACGTGCAGCCCGGGCAGGTGGTGATGCTGGAGCCCGGCGAGGAAATCCAGACCGCGGCGCCCGCCGATGTCGGCGGCTCCTACGAGCCGTTCCAGTACCGCACGCTGCTTCAGGTCTCTGCCGCGCTGGGCGTGCCCTACGCCTACCTCTCGAACGACATGCTGAAGGCCAACTACTCGAACTCGCGCCTGGCGCTGCTCGAGTTCCGCCGCCGGGTCGAGGCGTGGCAGCACTCGGTGCTGGTCTTCCAGCTCTGCCGCGCCGTTTGGCGGCGCTGGATGGATGCCGCGGTGCTCTCGGGTGCGCTCGATGTTCCCGATTACGACCAGCGTCGGGCCGAGTATCTCGCCTGCTCGTGGCTGCCGCCGCGCTGGGAGTGGGTGGACCCACTCAAGGATGCCCGCGCCGAGATCGAGCAGATCGACGCGGGGCTCAAGAGCCGGACCCAGGCCATCGCCGAGCGCGGCTTCGACGCCGAGCAGGTCGACGCCGAGATCGCCGCCGACAAGACGCGGGAACGGTCGCTCGGGCTCGTCTTCGGCCAGTCGGCGGGCGGGCCCGTCGAACTTGCGCAGGACATCGCCGGCGATTCCGGCGATGCGCCGCCTTCCGTCCCCTGATCCCAGGAATCCGATGACCGATCTTCCTCACATCGCGTCCCGCCTGTTCGGGACGCCCTTGATGATCGCGCGGCCCAAGCTCGATGCGATCCTGGGCGCGCTCGGGCCCCGGCTTGCCGGCCAAGCGCTGGAGCTCCTCGACCTCGGCGCCGCCCCCTCGCGTGAGACCGCGATCACGCCGGACAGCATCGCCGTTATCCCGATCACCGGCACGCTGGTGTCGCGGTCCGGCTATCTGGCGGCAGCCAGTGGGCTCATGTCTTACAGCGACATCGGCGATGCCGTCGAGGCCGCCGCGCTCGATCCGCGCGTGCGGGGCATCGTGCTCGACATCGACTCCCCCGGAGGCGAGGTCGGCGGGCTGTTCGATCTGGTCGAGCGCATCGCCGCGCTCGCCAAGGAAGGCGGCAAGCCGATTTGGGCAATCGCCGGCGAGACGGCACTCTCGGCCGCTTACGCCATCGCCACGGCCTCCGATCGCATCTACGTCACCCAGACCGGCGAGGCCGGGTCCATTGGCGTCGTCGCGGTGCACGTGGACGAGAGCGGCGCCGATCGCATGGCGGGACTCTCCTGGACCTTCGTTCACGCGGGCGAACGCAAGATCGACGGCAATCCCCACGAGCCGCTCTCGACCCGCGCTCGTGCGGACGTCCAGGCCGACGTGGACCGGCTCTACGACCGCTTCGTGGCGCTCGTCGCCCGCAACCGCAACCTGCCGCCCGAGGCCGTCCGCACCACGGAGGCCGCCGTCTATCGTGGCGATCTGGCGGTGAAGGCTGGGCTCGCCGACCGAGTCGGAACGCTCCGCCAGGCCCTCGCCGACCTCAGTGTCACCCTCGCCCCGAAACCCGTACCGCGCGGCAAGACCGCGCGTCCCACCGAAAGCCGAAAGGAGGCTTCCATGCAGACCGCCGATCCGACCACCGATCCCGGGGCCGAAGGGCCCGTGTCCCCCGCGCCCGACGCCGCTTCCGTCCAGGAGCCTGCCGTCAATGTCCCCGACGTGACGCAGGTCGAACAGCGGCTGCGCGGCGAATACGCCGAGCTCGCCGCCGTCGCCGCCCAGGCCACGCGCTTGGGGCTAAAGGTCGATGCCGCCGAGGCCATGGCCAAGGGCGTGCGAGCCGATGCGCTCCGCCGCTCGGTGCTCGACGAGCTGGCCGCCCGGTCGGACGCCGCCGACGTCGTCGTCGCCGCGCCGATCACAGCCCGGCCCGCCGAAAGCCCCATCGTCAAGCGCGCCATGAAAGCCGCGTCCCGCACCTGATCCGTCCTGACCAAGGAGAAACCCCATGCCCGTCCTCGTCGCTACGCCCACCCTGGGCGATCTCTTGAAGTACGAACTCAACGCCAGCTACTGCCGCGAGACCGTCATCCTCAAGGGCGGAACCAGCTATCCGCTGGGCGCCGTGCTTGGGAAGATCACGGCAACAGCCAAGTACCGCCTCTCGCCGGCCGCCGCCGTCGCCGGCGACGAGGGCGCCGAGACCGCCGCCGCAGTGCTGACGCAGGCGGTCGACGCCGGCGCCGGCGACGCCATCGGTGTGGCGTTGGCCCGCGGCCCCGTCATCGTCTCCGAGGCCGCGCTCGCTTTCGACGACTCCGTCGACCAGGCGGCCGAGAAGGATGCCAAGAAGGCCCAGCTCGCTACTGCCGGCATCATCGTCCGCGTTACTGCCTGATAGTTCGGCGGCGTAGCCGCCGGGCGCCCGACTTCCCCTCACGTTTGCGCCTGCCGAACCGAAGCCGATCCCGGCTCCGGGCGGACTCGTTCGTCCATTCCAGTCCTTGGGAGATCCCGACCATGACCGTCATGACCAATCCCTTCGACGCCGGCGGCTATTCGCTGGCCGAGATGACCCAGGCCATCAACATCCTGCCCAATGTTTATACGCGCCTCGGGCAGATGGGCCTCTTCCGCTTCGAGGGCGTGACTCAGCGTTCCGTCGTCATCGAGCAGGCCGAAGGCGTGCTCAACCTGCTGCCCACCGTGCCGCTCGGCGGCCCGGCCACCGTCGCCAACCGCGACGCCAAGTCGATGCGCTCCTTCACAATCCCCTGGATCCCGCACGACGACGCGGTCACGCCCCAGGACATCCAGGGCGTGCGCGGCTTCGGGGTGGCGGATGCCGCCGATCCGCTCGCGACCGTGATGGAGCGCAAACTCACCCGCATGCGGGCCAAGCACGCCCAGACCCGCGAGTACATGGAGATCAACGCGCTCCGCGGCATCGTCAAGGACGGCGCGGGCACCACGCTTTACGACTACTTCGGCGAGTTCGGGCTGCAGCAGCAGGCGGTGGACTTCGTGCTCGGCACCGCCGGCACCGGCGTCCAGGCCAAGGTGCGCGACGTGCTGCGCAAGGTCGAGACCGGGCTCAAGGGCGAGACCATGACCGGGGCGCTGGCGCTGGTCAGCCCGGAGTTCTTCGACAAGCTGATCGGCCACGGCAAGGTCGAGGAGGCCTACAAGTACTACTCCTCGACCGGCGCCCAGCCGCTGCGCGACGACGTCCGCCGGCGCTTCCCCTTCGCCGGGATCATGTTCGAGGAATACAACGCCACCGTCACGCTCTCGACGGGCGCCACCGAGACTCTGATCCCGGCCGGCGAGGGTATCGCCTTCCCGCTCGGCACCATGGACACGTTCGTCACCTATGGCGCGCCGGCCAACCTGATCGAGACGGTGAACACGGTGGGTTTGCCCATGTACGCCCGGCAGATCGCGCGCAACGACGGCAGCGCCATTGACGTCAAGACCGAGGCCTCGATCCTGCCGGTCAACAAGCGGCCGCGTCTCGCCGTGCGCATCCACACCAGCAACTGACTATCCGCACCCTCACCTTCGCGAGGGTTTCGGCACACGAGTTGGCGCAGGAGGGTCTTATTTGTAACGGAGCTTCATGCGCTCGGCGAGGCGGAGGATGTAGGCAGGGATCTTGGGGCGCAAGCGGGCGTATGCCTTATCGAGCTTGGTCAATTCGCCGCCCACCTTCCACCGGCTGTATTCCTTTGCCAGCTCCTCCGTCACGCGCCCTTTGTGCTTGATGGCGTTGTTGAGGAGGCGAAGCTCGTTGATAGCCCGGTAGTGCGGAACAGTGGCAAGGTCCACGCCCTTTTGCTTGAGCAAGTCCTTCACTTTGCGGAAGGCGGAGGCGTTGCCGGCAGCCCCCGTGCCGAATTCATGCGCGAGGATGCGGGCCGTGGTGAGTTCCACAACACGGTACAGAGCCACAAGGGAGAGCTGATCAGCCAGCTGCGAAACCGTGTCCAGCTCGGCAATTTCGTCGGCTAGGAATTCCTGGGCCTCTGGCGGTAGACGCGCAGCGCGCTTGTGAATTGAGCGCTGCTGCGCGGCGTGTGCATTGTGAACATGCTCCCGGAACCGGTCGATTTCCTCGGCGCCATACTCGGCGATGCGCCGGACATGGTGACGGACGCGGGTCTTGCTGATGTGAATCTTCCGTCTATGGGCCATGGTCCGCGCATGGTCAGCGTGTGTCGGAGACGTAAATAATGACAGTTTTTGCTACCGCCATCGACGATCTCTTCGCCGACCCGAACGTTGCCCGCGACGCCATCTGGCGTCCGGGCGGGACCGGCGACGGGATCCCGGTGCGGGCGATCGCCCGCCGTCCGGACCGGGAGGTCGAATTCGGCGATGTCGCCGTCCACACCGCGACGGCGGTGTTCGACGTCAGGGTCTCCCAAGTGCCGAACCCGGCCGAGGGTGACACCATCACTTTGATTGGCGCCCTCGGCGGCGAGACCTTCGTCGTCCAGGGCGAGCCGGTGCGCGACGCCGAGCGTCTGGTCTGGACACTGGATTCGAGGCCGGCATGAGACTCCAGGCTTCCATCGAGGGCGACCTCAAGCGCTTCCTGGCCGAGGAGATCAAGGCGGCCGAGGAGGCGGTGACGGCGGGCGTCCGCGAGGGAACCGAAGGCCTCAAGCAGGAGCTGCGCCGGCAGATCGCCGGCGCCGGGCTGGGCCAGCGACTCGCCAACACCTGGCGGAGCGAGGTGTACCCGAAGGGCGCCCGGAGCATCCGAGCCGCAGGTCTGGTGTTCAGCAAGGCGTCCAACATCGTGCGCGTCTACGAGGAAGGCGCCGTCATCCGCTCGAAGCACGGCTTCTTCCTCGCTATCCCGACCCCGGCCGCCGGCCGGTTCGGCGACGGCCGGCGGAAGATGACCCCCGGCCTGTGGGAGCGCATGCACGGGGCCCGGCTGCGGTTCGTCTACCGGCGGCGCGGGCCGTCGCTGCTGGTGGCCGACAACCGGCGCGCCCGCGCCGGCAAGCGCGGCGGCTTCGCCAAGGCCAGTGCTTCGGCGCTGCGAACCGGACGTGGCCTCGTGACCGTGCCCATGTTCCTGCTGGTGCCGCAAGTGACGCTTCGCAAGCGGCTCGACGTGGCCGGCGCGGCGGAGAAGTGGCTCACGCTGCTGCCGCAGCTGGTAGTCCGCAACTGGCGGGAGCCTGGGCGCTGATTCCCATGGTGCTGTTCGTTTCGCCGCACAATGTGCGGAGAAATCACCCAATTTCGCCGCATTTTCTGCGGCGAAATTGCCACCATTCGCCGTAACGGCCATTGAACCGGGAGGCTCGCACCCATGCCCACTCGCCGCGAAGAGGTGCTGGCGGCCTTGTTCGCGCGCCTCCAGGCGGTGCCCGGCGCCATCGTCAAGCGCGAGGAGCCGCTGCCCGAGAAGGTGCCTGCCGTCGGGCTGGTGATCCTTCGCGATGGCGATCCGGGGGAGCCCGAGGTTCTGCTCTCGCCGCTCACGTATCTCTGGCAGCACCAAGCCGAAATCGAGGTCATCGTCCAGCAGGCCCCGGCCGATGCCGCGACCGGCGCCCTCGATAATCTGCTCGCGGAGATCGGCTCGGTGTTCGCCGCCGACCGCACGCTGGGCAGCCTGGTTGACTGGGTCGAATGGGGCGCGCCCAGGACCCGCGACCTCGCCATCGACGGCGCCGCCGGCCTCAAGGCCGCCGTCGTAACCGTGACGCTTCACTACGCCTCCAGCGACCCGCTGGCCTGATCCATCACAATCCGGGAGATTTGCAATGGCCCGTGCTTATGGCGCGAACGCGATCCTTTTGGCCGCGTTCGAGACCGACTACGGCGTTTCCTCTGCGTCGGGGTTCGTCCGCTTCCCCTTCGTCTCTTCCTCGCTCGGCTCCGAACAGGGACTAATCGAGAGCGACATCCTGGGCCAGGGACGCGACCCGGCCGCGCCGTCGCGCGACGTCGTCAAGGTCGAGGGCGATCTCGTGGTGCCGGTCGATCTCCGCCACTTCGGCCATTGGCTGAAGGCGCTCCTGGGCGCGCCCGCCACCACCGGCGCGGTGCCGGGACCGTTCGCCCACGAGTTCGGCTCGGGCGCCCTGGCGCTGCCGAGCGTCACGGTCGAGATCGGCATGCCCGAGGTGCCGGCCTTCTTCCTGATCGGCGGCGTGCGCCTCAATTCCATGCAGCTCAACTTCCAGCGGTCCGGCCACGCCAACGCCACCTTCAACGCCGTCGGCCAGGGAGAGGCTCGCAATGCCGCCTCCCAGGGTGGGGTTCCGGCCACGCTGCCGTTCAAGCGCTTCGGCCAGTTCCAGGGCCAGGTGAAGCTGGACGGCGCTCCGCTCGCCAACCTGACCGGGGCCAGTCTCACGTACTCGAACAACCTGGAGCGCATCGAGACCATCCGCTCGGACGGCAAGATCGACGGCGCCGATCCCACCATCGCCGCGCTCACTGGCATGATCGAGGTCCGCTTCGCCGACACCGCGCTCCTGGACAAGGCCACCTCGGGCGATCCGGTGGCCCTCGAGTTTGCCTACGTCATCTCGGGCAACGAGAAGCTCGTAACCGAGGCCCACGAGGTCTACCTGCCGAAACCGAAGCGGGCCATCAGCGGCCCGGGCGGCGTGCAGGCGAGCTTCGAATGGCGGGCGGCGAGGAACGCCACGGCCGGCCGGATGATGACCGCCACCCTCACCAACGACGTGGAGACCTACGCATGATCAAGCTGGGAATGCGCGAGCCGGTGTGGCTCGATCTGGCCGACGGCGTGAGGCTCAAGGTCCGCCCAATCACCACGCCGGCCTACGCCATGATCCAGGCCCAAGCCGAGAAGGTCTACGACGACTGGGCCCGGCACAGGGCCGAAGCCGAGGGTCTCGATCCGGAAGACCCGTCCGTGCGTCGGGGGCTGATGCGCGCGCTGATGATCAAGGGCCTCGCCCTCTACGCCGTCGTCGAATGGGAGGGCATCGAGGCGGAAGTGTCCGACGTATCGATTGCCGCCTTCGTCGACGAGAATCCCCTGCTGGCGGCGCTGTTCTATCACCGCTATCTGGCGCCGCTCGAAGACCGCGCCGCCGAGGGAAACGCATCCGGGCCCGCGCCGCATGGCACTTCGGCGGCGGGCCCGGATACTGCCGCGGCTGCCGTGAAGGCGGCATCTCCTGCGGCAGCGCCTGCCCCTACCGGAGCCACGAGCCCCTGACGGAAGCCGGCTGGCAGACCTGGGACGTGCTGCTGCGAATTGCCGGGCAGCTTCGCTTCGCCCCCGGCGGTGTCGTGACCGGCATCGACCTGGGCGCGGGCCTGCATATGGCCGAGGCGATGGGCTACGACGCCGCCGCCGTCGCCGATCTGCTGCCCGAAGCGGAGGCCGGATTGCTGGAGGGCCTCGCCCGCCTGCGCGCCGAGAACGATCCGACATGAGCGAGCGACACTTATATATACGTCTCGCCGTCAAGGACGGCGAGACCGTCCGCCGTGCGCTTTCCCAATTGGGCGAGGACGGCAGCCGGGCGCTGGCCCGCATCGAGCAGGCGGCCAAGCCCGCATCCAAAGGTCTCTTGGCGCTGAACGAAGTCACCTCGGCGGCGCGGGTGCGCCTCGAGGGCTTCGCCGGCAACCTTGGCGGCGTCGGCTCCGCCATGCTGCGCCTGGGCCCGGCGTGTCTCGTGGCCGGAGCGGCGCTCGGCGGTCTCGCCATGGCGCTGGGCAAGGGCCTTCACGAGATGGAGACGGCGCAGCAGTCGCTGCTGCGCCTCGAAGCCGTGCTCAAGGCGACCGGGCATGCTTCTGGACTCACGGGCCGGGAGTTGAACGATCTCGCCGACGCCATGGAGGCCAGCACCATGGCCACCGCCGAGGGCGTGATGGATGCCGCCTCGGTGCTGGCGACCTTCCGCTCGGTATCCGGCGATACCTTCGTGCGCGCCATCAAGGCGGCGCAGGACCTCTCGGCGGTATTCGGCCAGGACCTGCGCTCCTCGGCGGTGCAGCTCGGCAAGGCGCTGGAGGACCCGGTCGAGGGCATCACGGCCCTCAAGCGGGTCGGCGTCACCTTCACCGCCGGGCAGCGCGAGATGATCGCCGCCATGGTCGAGGCCGGCGACGTGGCCGGCGCGCAAGTACTCATATTGGAGACGCTTGAAAAACAAGTCGGCGGCGCGGGCGAGGCGGAGGCCGGCGGGCTCACCGGCGCCACCCATCACCTGAAGGCCGCCTGGGGCAATCTCCTGGAGGAGATGGCCAAGACCCCCATGGTCGGAGGCGTGGTCGAAACCACGTTGCGCGGCCTCGCCGGCTTCTTCAACGACATCAGGGACTGGTTCAAGGGTCCGGACATCGGCGCCCAGGTCGCGGCCAAGGTCCGCGAGCTGGCGGAGGCCGAACGGCGCCTCGCCGAATTGCAGTCAGGCAAGGTCGTCTGGGATCCCTCCTACGGTCTCCGGATCGAGATGGCGACCCGGGCCGCCCAGGCCACTGTGGATCGCCTCAAGTCCGAGATCGACGGTCTGATCGCCAAAGGGCGCGCCGAGGTTGAAGCCTTCGACGCCGAGAAGAGCAAGGCCGACGCAGGGCGCCGCCGGGCCGAGGAGGAGCGCAACGCCGAGACCATCGCGGCGCGCCTCAAGGCGCTCGAAGCCGAGAAGGTCAAGGCGGCGGTCGACGCGGCGGAGAAGATCGCCGCGGTCAACGACCAGCTCGCCCGCGACATCGCGACGTCCGAGAAGAAACGCGGCCGGCCCGGCATCCTGGACGCCGACGTCGAGCGCGAGATCGCGCTCCTCCGCGACATCGCGGCGCGCAAGATCGAGGCGGTCGAGAAGCCCCTGCGCGAGGCCGCCGAGCGGACGGACGCCCAGGCCCGGAAGGCGATCGCCGACCTGGAGCGCCAGCTGAAAGCGCCATTCGATCCCCGCGGCGCCGCCATCGAGCAGGCGCTCGGGCGCCTGCCGGAAGGAGCGTCGGAGGAGCAGAGGGCCGAGGCCGAGCGGCTCGCCGGTGCGCTTCACGACCAGAAACAGGCCATCGAGGAGCTGAACAAGGAGCTCGAAGCCGAGGCGAAGCTCCGCGAGAAGGGCGCCGAGATCACGAGGCGCCATCGCACGGCGGAAGAGGAATACCGCGACGTCCTGGCCGAACTGGACAAGCTGCTCGCCAACGCCGCCATCGACCAGGAGACCTACGCGCGGGCGGTGGAGGAAGCCGAGCGGCGCAAGCTCGATGCTTCCCGCGAGTGGCGGGATGGCGCGGTGCGGGCGATCCGCGACTACGTGGACGAGTCCACCGATGCCGCCCGGGTTGCCGAGCGGGGCATGACGCGGGCGCTCGAAGCCAGCGAGGATGCCTTCGTCAAATGGGCCTCGACCGGGAAGCTGGCGGCGCGCGACCTGTTCAATACCGTGGCCGAGGAGGCACTCCGGGCCGCCTGGCGCCTTTCGATCGCCAAGCCGCTCGGCGGCTTCCTGGAGGGGCTGTTCTCCTCCATCGGCGAGGGACTGGCGGGCTGGTTCACCGGCGGAAGTGGCGGCGGCTCGCCGGCTCCGGCCGACCCCAACCTGATCCTGGAGGCCCATTCCGGCGGCGTAGTCGGGCACGACGCCTTGCGCCGCCGCGCCGTCGACCCGGTCCTGTTCCGGGAAGCCGAGCGTTTCCACGGCGGTGGTGTCGCGGGACTCCGTTATGGCGAGGTGCCCATCGTGGCGCTCCGCGGCGAGGAGATCGTCACCCGCGACGATCCTCGGCACCGCTTCAACCTGATGCGTCTGCCGATGGCGGACGTGGCGGCGCCCACGGTGGTGGTGCAGCCGACCGTCTACAACACCGTGCCCAACACGCAAGCTCGCACCGAAACGAGGCGCGGTCCGGCGGGTGAGGTGCTGATCGACGTGTTCGTCGAGCAGATGGAGAGCCTGATGTCGCGCCGGATCGGGCGCGGCGAGGGGCTGGCGCCGACGCTTGAGCGCCGCTACGGGCTCAATCCAGCGGCGGGAGCATACCGATGACCGTCCAGTGGCCCGCGACGCTGCCCCTGCCGACCGTGGAGGGCTACGGCATCCGCCCGGGCGAGGCGATCCTCAGAACCGAGATGGAAGCGGGACCGGCCCGGCAGCGCAAGCGCTTCACCCAGGTGCCGACCCGCATCGTGGTGCGCTGGCTGATGCGGCGCGAGCAGTTCGCCCTCTTCGAGGCCTGGTATCGCTGGCGCGCCAAGGAAGGCGGCGAGTGGTTCCTGATCGACCTTCTGGGCGGCATCGGGCTCGGCGCGCACGAGGCCCGCTTCACGCGCCAGTTCGAGGCGCGGCTCAAGGGCGGCGTCCTGTGGGAGATCGCCTCCGAGCTCGAGATCCGCGAGCGCCCGGTGCTCTCCGAGGACGCGCTTGCGATCGCCCTCGACAGCGATCTCGCGGCCCTGTTCCGCGACGTGAACGCGCTCCACGCGCTCGTTCATTCCGGGCTGCCAGGTCCCTACGCCTGGTAAACGCGGTCCGCTTCCGACTCCGGAGTTAGAACGTCATGACGCTGCAAACCGATCTCCAGGCGGCAGTCGCCAAGACGACTGCCGCCGCCGACAAGCTGCACCAGGTGGTGCATGGGCCGGCCGCGAACACGGTCGAGACCGAGAACGGTCCGGTCAAGACGGTGGCGAAGACCATCGCCGATAACGAGGCGGCGATTGCTGCGAGCCGCGCCGAGCTCGACCAGAAGGTGGCGAATGCGGCTGGCAGCGCGGTGGCGGCTGCCGGTTCGGCGGCCGCAGCATCGGAAAGCGCCGGCGAGGCCGCGATCCATGCCGCCAAGATCCCCGACCCGGCTTCGGCGGATTCGCTGAAGAGCATCCGGGTCAATCTCGCCGGCACGGCCTACGAGCTGGCGCCCGGCGGGGGCGACGTGGTCGGGCCAGCTGGCGCGGACGACGGCGCGCTCGCCCGTTTCGATGGTGCGACCGGCAAGCTGCTGAAAGCCGGCGGCCCTGCCCAGGCGGCCGAGATCGCGGACGGCGCCGTCACCACGGCGAAGCTCGCCGACGGGGCGGTGACGGCTGAGAAGATCGCGCCCGGCGCCGTCGATCTCGCGACCCGGGTCGCCAAGGCCGGCGACGCCATGACGGGCGATCTTTCGCTTCCCAACCTGATCGCGAGCGGCACGGTGCGCTCCGGCGCCGCCGGCGACGACGCGCGCGCCACCGGCTTCAAGATCGCCGACGGCACCGACATCGGCGAACTCAACCGCTCGAACCAGTACTACGACGACCGGGTCAACAACTGCGCGGGCTATCTCCCGAACGGCAACTGCCTCGGCGATCCGCAGTGGACGCCGCCCGACGGCAACTGGTGGACCTGGGGGCTCGGCTTCTCGCCCGGCAACCCCAGCGGCTACGACTTTGCCGGCGGCCAGCAAGTCACCAACCAGCCGGTCTCGGTCGGCTTCGTCTACGGCTCCTACGCGCTCGCCGCCGACGAGATCGGCGGGGCGGAGCACCGGCGCAACTACAACAACTGCAACTGCGGCGGCTTCAACTGCTACTCCAACTGCAATTGCAACTGCAATTGCGCCTGCGATTGCAACTGCGCCTGCGGCGACGGCGGCGGCGGGTGATCCCGATGATCGAACCGTTCAACCGGCACTTCTTCGGGCTGAAGGTGCCGGTACTGGTCTTCGTCCGCCGCGCGGCCCGCAAGGCGACGTTCCGTTCCTTCCGGGAGCTTCCCTCCGACGTCGAGCACGCCAACCCGGTGACCGCCGACGAGGCGAAGCGCCTGGTCGCGGCCCACGCCGAGCCCTGGCCGTCGGTCCTCTACCCGCGCCGCGCCATTCCGGGTGGGCTCCTGAAAAAGCGGCTCAAGGGCCGCGTGTACGAGGAGCTGGGCGGGGTCTGCCTCGACCTCGACGGCATGCTGGGCCGAGGGGAATGGACCGACCGGGCCAGCTGGGTGTTCCCGCTGGATCGCTCCGGGATCCCGCTCGCCCCGTTCAACGGTCACGTGGCCACGCGCGAGACCAAGGCCCGCACGCCGAGGCTGCTCGCCTTCGCTGACCGCAACTGCTCGCTCCAGGTCTACGTGCCGTTCGCGTCCTGCGATCTCGACGGCTGCAGCTTCAGCATCGCGCTCCACCCCGACCACGGCCTGATCGGCAATCTCGATCCGGGCAAGGAGGTCGCCTACGAGGACGTGCTGGCCGGCGCGCCGCACGCGTTTCCGGGCATCACGCTCGCGGCCGATACCCTCGAATTGACGCCCGAGACCTACGCGACCGTGATCGCGAAGCTCGTGACCTCGGCTGGCAAGCCGATCCGCGACGCCAACGCCGAGCTCTACCTGGAACACACGGGCGGCTATCTGCCCAAGCTCAGGGTCATGACCGAGCGCGGGGAGGCCCGGTTCCGAGTCCGCGCGCTCGGCCTGGAGCCGGGCGACACCTTCCGGGTCAAGGCCGGCTTCCGCCACTACACCGGCGTCGCCGAGCTCGCCTTCCGCGTGGTGTGACCCGCGCATGCTCAACATCTTCTTGGGCTACGCCTGCAACTTCGCCTGCGCCTACTGCCTGCAGGAGATGGACGCCCCCGACGCGGTGCGGCGCGGCCATCCGGTCGAGCCATTCATCCAGCGGGTGGTCCCGTGCGTGAGGGAACGCGGTATCCGCCGCGTCGATTACTGGGGCGGCGAGCCGCTTCTCTATTGGGACAAGATCGCCGCCATCCATTCGGCGTTCGTCGAGGCTGGAATCACGTTCGACTTCGTCCGCATCACCACCAACGGCAGCCTGCTCGTGCCCGAGCACGTCGATCGGCTCAACGAATGGGGCATGCACGTGGTGGTAAGCGACCACGGCGCCTTCGGCCAGCCCAACTGGGACATGGTACGGCGGCTGCGCCGCTCCAGCGTGTCGTTCCTGTTCACCGCCGAGACGCCTCATGTCTGGCCCCTGTTCGAGAAGCTGGAACGGCTGGAGGAGAAGTACGGCCGCCCCTTTTGGCCCTACGCCCATTGGGTCCGGGCCACCCAGGGCTGCGATCCGCGCTATCGGTTCACGCCCGAGACCCTGGAGCGGCACGTCGAGCATCTGTGGGAGCTGGCCCGGCTGCGGCTTTCCGGCCACCGGCATGCCCGCGTCTTCTTCGACGGCCACCTCGCGGAATGGCACGCAAGCCTCGCCCGGGCGGGCAACGACGTCGAGCCGCTCTGCCACGGCCGCGACCATCTCTCGGTCGACCTCGCCGGCAACCGCTACGCCTGCCACCACGGGGTCAAGACCGGCTACCGCACCGGGCACCTGTTCGACGGATCGGGTCCCCGCGACGAGGCCGAGCGGGCGGCGCTCGACCATGCCTGGCGCTGGGTCCGGAGCGAGGACTGCCGGACCTGCCCGATCCGGAGCTGGTGCCGGGGCAACTGCCATCTCTCGCTGACCCACGAGATCGACTGCCGGCTCTCGCGCGAGAAGCACCGCGTGTTTGCGTGGCTGGATTCGCAGGAGAACGGTCCCTCCGACCGCAATCGTATCGAGGTCCCCTGATCCATGTCGGAAACGCTGGAGTACCGGCTCGCCATGGCGGGCCGGAACGGATATGTGCGCCATCTCCTCTACCGGCCGCACGCCTCGGAGCTGGTGTGGGAGGACTCGGGCGAACGGGTGAGCCTCGCCGCCGTCGGCATGGATTACGCCCGGGTCTTTCGCGACTGGAAGCCCGCGTTCCCGGTCTCGCCGTCGAGCCCGGCCCGCAAGAGCCGGAACGTCCGCGTCCTCAAGATCCAGATGGGGCTCAAGTGCAATTACGCCTGCGCCTACTGCAACCAGGCGAGCCAGCCACACGAAATCCAGGGCGGCATCGAGGACGTGCGCGCGTTCCTGAAGAAGCTTCCCGAGTGGTTCGACGGCGGCGACAAAGCGGATGGTTCAGGCGTGCGCATCGAGTTCTGGGGCGGGGAGCCCTTCGTCTACTGGAAGGCGCTCCGCGTGCTCGGAAGCGCGCTCCGCAGCGCCTATCCAAAGGCCGAGTTCAACATCGTCACCAACGGCTCGCTGATCGACGACGAGAAGATCGACTGGCTGGACGCGCTCGGCTTCGGCGTCGGCGTCAGCCACGACGGTCCCGGCCATGTGGCGGCGCGCGGGCCCGATCCGCTCGAAGACTCGGGTACACGAGCCGCCATCCGCAAGCTCTACAATCGGCTGTTCCCGAAAGGCCGCATCGGCTTCAACTGCGTGCTCACCCGAGACAACCGCTCGCTGGTGGCGATCCGCGAGCACATCGGCGCCAGGCTCGGCATCGATCCCGCCAACGTGCCGCTGACCTCCGAGGAGCTGCTGCTCCCCTACGACGCGGGCGGCATGGCGTTGTCGCCCAGGACGCCCGAGGACCACGACCGGGTCCTGCGGGAGGTCTGGTGGGAGGCGGTCACGGGCCGCTCCATGCCGGTCGGTGCGATACGCCGCAAGTGCGAGGACTTCTTCCGCTCGCTGGCCGAATCCCGCCCTGCCGCTTCCCTCGGCCAGAAATGCGGCATGGACCGGCCGGAGCACCTGGCGGTCGACCTCAAGGGCAATGCGCTTACTTGTCAGAACACGAGTGCCTCGACCAAGCACCGCATCGGTGGAATCGAAGCCTTCGAGGACATCCGACTTTCGACCGCGCATCACTGGTCGACGCGCGAGGAATGCGTCCGCTGCCCCGTCGTCCAGCTCTGCAAGGGGGCCTGCCTGTTCCTGGAAAACGATCTCTGGCGGCAGGCCTGCGACAACAGCTTCACCTGGAACCTCGCCTTCCTCGCGATCTCGCTCTACTGGCTCACGCGCTTGGTGCTGGTCGAGATCGAGGGACCGGTGTTGCGCCGTCCCGATCTTCCGAACCGCATCCGCGTCATCCGCCAGCCGTCTGAAACCGCCGCCGCTTGATCCGCCATGCCCGATCCAGCTCTTTCGGCGGCCATCCGCGAGGCTTATGCGTCGGCGCCGGCCGACGTCATCGTCCTGCACACGCTCGAAATCTGGCACCCGGCCTTCGTCGAGGATGGTGTCGCAAGGCCGATCCGGGTGGTGCGCAACTTCGAGGACACCGCCACCTGGCTCGAACTCGGCGGCGCCGGGGTGCAGGCAGTTCTGGACGGCCTCGACGCGGACGCTCGCCGCAAGGTCGGACTGGTGGCAAGGCTGGAAGCCGGCGCGCCGCGGGACGCCGGGCTGCTGGTCCCCTTCGTGGCGCTCGGCTTCGATCTGGAGCTGCCGCCCGTCGACACCATTCCGGTGCCGGAGATCGTCGTCACGCTCGATAACGTAGGTCGCGAGATCGCGAAGCATCTCGACGCCGCCGCCGTCAGCCAGGAGCGCATCGAGGTCATGTACAGGCCCTACCTCTCGACCGACATCGAGGGGCCGCAGATGGACCCGCCCATGACCATGACGCTCTCCGAGGTCGAGGTGGATGTATTTCGCGTCACCGGCCGGGCGCGGGTGCTCGACATCGGCAACAAGGCGTTTCCGAGCGAGATTTACACCATCCGGAAATACCCCGGACTTCGCCGATGAGTTCCCTTCACTGGGCCTCCGCCTACATTGGCCTGCCCTGGGCGGCCGATGGGGAAGGGCCGAGCTCGTTTCACTGCTGGGCGCTGGTGCGGCACGTGCAGCGCGAGCGGTTCGGGCGCGATCTCCCGGCCATTCCAAATCCCGACGACCTGCTGGCGATCGCGCGTAGTTTCCGCGACCACCCGGAGCGCCGGCGCTGGAACCTGGCCGAAACTCCCCAAGAAGGCGACTGCGTGCTCATGCGCCAGGCCCGCTACCCGGTTCATGTGGGCGTTTGGCTGGACGTGGACGGTGGCAAGGTTCTGCACATCGTCCGCGACAGGGGCGTCGTCGCGCAATCCCTGGACAGCCTTGCCGCCCACGGCTGGCGGATCGAAGGCTTCTATCGATTCACCGGAGATTGCGCGTGACCCGCCCCGGCGTTGTCGTGATGGTCCGCAATGCCTTCCGGCCCGAGCGCGACCGGGAGGTGGTGCCGGTGAACGAGCCAGTCACCATCCGGGGCTGGCTCGATGCCCGTGGCACCGGGGAGTTCCACCAGCCCACCGTCTGCCTGGTCAACGGCCGGGCGGTGCTGCGCGCCGAATGGCCGCAGCTGGCGATCCGGTCCGGCGACGTGGTCTGCTTTGTGGCTCTGCCCCACGGCGGCGGCGGAGGCGGGGGCGGCGGCAAGAACCCGCTCCGCACCGTGCTCATGGTCGCCGTCATGGTGGCGGGTGTGGTCGCCGGGGCCGCGCTGGGCGGAGCGCTGGCGGGCGCGCTCGGCTTCGAGGCCGGCGCGGCGGCCTTCGGCTCCGTCACCTGGGGCCAGATCTTCGGCGGCGTCATCTCGGGCGCGGTCAACATCGCGGGAGGCGCGCTCATCAACGCCCTCGTCCCGGCGCCGAGCCCGGCGCGGCCCTCGGCCGACTGGGGGTTGGGGAGCATCGGCAGTCCGCCGAGCCCGAGCCCGACCTATTCGCTCCAGGCCCAGGGCAACCAGGCACGCCTTGGACAGCCCATCCCGGTGGTCTACGGCCGGCACCTGATCTATCCCGACTTGGCCTCCGAGCCGTGGCAGGAGTATCAGGGCAACGAGCAGTACCTGCACCAGCTCCACGTCATCGGCCAGGGCCACTACCAGGTCGAGGCCATCCGCATCGAGGACACGGACATCGGCAACTTCGCCGAGGTCCAATATCAAATCGTGGAACCGGGCGGCACCGTCGCCCTGTTCGATCCTTCCGTCACCACCGCCCCCGAGGTGGCCGGGCAGGAGCTCAAGGGCCCGAACCAGCTTGGCGCCGGCGAGATGGGCTGGGTGGGACCGTTCGTCTCGGCTTCCGCCGAGACCGCGGCGACGCATCTCGGCATCGACATCGTCTTCGCCCGCGGCCTCTACTACGCCAACGACTCCGGCGGCCTCGACAGCCGGGAGGCCCGCTGGGCGGTCGAGGCCCGCGCCATCGACGACGATGGATTGCCTCAAGGCGACTGGCTCCAGCTGGCGTCCGAGACCCACTCGGCCGCCACCAACACCCCGATCCGTCTCAGTTTCAAGTATGCGGTCGCGCCGGGCCGCTACGAGGTGCGGCTCAAGCGTACCGACGACAAGGACCTGTCGTCCCGCGCCGGCCACGAGATCCGCTGGGCGGGTTTGAAGGCCTGGCTCCAGGACGAGCCCGACTACGGGCAGGTGACGCTGCTCGCGATCCGCATGCGGGCCACCGACAATCTCTCCCAGCGCACCTCGCGGATGGTCAACTGCATCGTGACGCGCAAGCTGCCGGCGTGGTCGCCGAGCGGCTGGTCGCAGCCGGTGCCCACCCGCTCCATCGCCTGGGTCCTCGCCGACGTGGCCCGCGCCGGCTACGGCGCGGGGCTGGCGGACGCACGGATCGACCTTGCCGGCCTCGCGGCGCTGGATGGCCTGTGGGAGCAGCGGGGCGACCGCTTCGACGGCGTCTTCGACACCTCCATGACGGTGTGGGAGGCCTTGATGCGCATCGCCCGCTGCGGCCGGGCCGTGCCCATCCAGCAGGGCGGCGTGGTGCGGGTGATCCGCGACAACCCGCAGACGCTGCCGGTGGCCCTGTTCGGGCCGCGCAACATCGCACGCGGTTCCTTCCGCATCCGCTATGTCATGCCGGGCGAGGAGACGGCGGACGCGGTGACCGTGGAGTTCTTCTCGTCCGTCACCTGGCGGCCGGACGAGGTGACCGCCAAGCTCCCGAACTCCGCCGAGGAGAAACCGGCGCGACTCCAGTTGATTGGCTGTACCGACAAGGACCATGCCGCGCGCGAGGGCCTCTACATGGCCGCCGCCAACCGCTACCGGCGCCGGCTGATCTCGTTCCAGACGGAACTCGAGGGCCTGATCCCCACCTACGGCGACCTGATCGCCGTCGTCCACGACATGCCCCGCTGGGGCCAGGGCGGCGAGATCGTCGGCTGGGACGGAACGACGCTTGCCACCTCCGAGCCTCTCGAATGGGCCGAGGGACAGACGCACTACATCGCGCTGCGCCGGCGCGATGGGACGGTGAGTGGCCCCTGGCCGGTCGACCCGGGCGCCGACGATCGGCATGTCGTCCTTGCCGATGACCTCGATTTCACGCCCTACACCGGCGCATCGGAAGAGCGGACGCACTTTGCCTTTGGTGTGGGCGAGGCCTGGAGTCTGCGCGCTCGGGTCATCTCGATCCGCCCGCGCGGAGAACAGGTCGAGATCACCGCAGTGGGCGAGGACGCCCGCGTCCATGAAGCAGATCTGGCCGCGTAGCCGTCGACGCAAGGGAGGATCCCATGAACCGTCCGATCGTCGAAGGCGGCCATATCGTCATGCCCGAAGCCGAGTTCGAGCAATTGCTGGAGCGGGCAGCCGAGACTGGCGCGCGGCGCGCTCTGCATGAGGTCGGCCTCGATGGCGACGACGCGGCCGACGATATTCGCGATCTGCGTTCGCTGCTCGGATGCATGCGGCTCGCGAAACGCACGGCCGTGCAAACTGTCGTGCGGCTGGTTACCACCGGCATCCTGCTCGCCCTGATGGCCGGCATCGCCATCAAGCTGAAGCTGTTTGGCGACGGCCCCTGACCTGCGCCTCCGATCCTCAACCCACCAGCCCGCCGTTCGGCGGGTTTTTTATGCCCGGAGACCACTCATGACGACGAGCTACTTCAAACACTGGCGCGATGTGCCAGAGAGCGCTTGGCGCTGGAAGAACTTCTCGCCCGCCGAGATTGCCTGTCGCGGCAGCGGATCGTTGCGCATGAACGAGGAAGCGCTCGACAAGCTCCAGGCGCTGCGCGATCGGCTTGGTAAGCCGCTCATCGTCCGTTCGGCCTACCGCAGTCCGGCGCACAATCGGGCCGTCGGCGGCGCGCCGCGCTCCAAGCACATGGACGGTACAGCCTTCGACATTGCCATGGCGAACCACGATCCGGTCGCCTTCAAGGCCGCTGCCCGAGCCGTCGGCTTCCTCGGCTTCGGCTACTATCCGCGCTCGGGCTTCATGCACATCGATCTCGGCCCGGCTCGGCAATGGGGCGAGCGTTTCCCGGTGCGGGCGACGGCGTTCGCCATGGAAACGGCGCCCGTGCGGGAGGTCTTGGCCGACAGTCGCACGATGAAGGGCAGCGGCGCAGCAGGCGTGGCGACGCTTGGCGCCGCTGGCGTCGAGGTGGCGCAGAACGTCCTGGCGGAAACCAAGACCGCGATCCTGCCGCTCGTCCCCTATCTCGACACCTTGCGCTGGGTGTTCATCGCCGTGGCGCTCGCGGGCCTTGCCGTGACGATCTACGCTCGCATCGACGACTGGAAGCGGGGGCGTCGATGATCGCTGCTCTGTTCACCGGGATCGCCGCCGCCCCGTGGATGCGGGCGGCCCTGCGCTACGGCGCCATCGCACTCGCAGTGCTCCTGTTCCTGCTCGCGCTCCGGCGCTCCGGCGAGCGTGAGGGCCGCCTCGCCGAACGCCTCGAAACCTCGGAGAAGACCAATGACGTCTATCGCCAGATGCTTGATGCCGCAGCTCGCCGCCCTCGTGATGGCAGCGACCTCGCTGACCGGCTGCGCGACGGTCGCTTCTGACCCCCGCGTCACGACCGTCTGCCCACCCGTTGTCGAGTATAGCCGGGACTTCCAGGCGCGCGCAGCCGACGAGCTCAATCTGCTGCCGGAGGGGTCGGCAATCGCCGAAATGCTCGCCGACTACGGCGTCATGCGGGACCAAGCGCGGGCGTGCTCTCAGTAATCTGAGCAGTATAGTTATCTTGATGTTGACCCCGCTAAACCTTTAGCCCCGCCCATCCGACCATAAGACTTCCAGCCAGCATGCTCACTCCCGTCGCGAGGAGGAGGGGGCCGGCGAATTCTTCCGCGACAACGTCTGACGCCGAGGACACTGACAGCAGCATGAGATTGAACTCGCCGCCATGCGCGAGAATGATCCCAGTCCGCCATGGGGTCTGAAGCGACTCGCCGAATAGTCGGGCGACGACCAAAACGATCAGCGTCTTGCCCGCGAATATGATCGCGAGCCAGATCAGCACGACAGGCCATGCAGATGGAATGATCCAAAGTGGCAATTGCGTTCCGATGCCGACAAAGAAAATCCCGACAAACAAATCGCGGAAGGGCCGGACCTCGTTCTCGACAGCATGGCGCGCGTCACCCTCGCCGATAATCATGCCGGCCGCGAATGCGGCGAGTGCCGGAGAAAGACCGGCGGAGGCCGCGACAATCGCAGACCCTAGTGCAATGGTGAGCGCGAGGAGCTGGGCGAGTTCCGGATCGCCACGCGACGCTACCCAACGGGCAAGCACCTGCAGGGGGCCACGGGCAATGAACAGAGCTGCAACCAATGCCGTAGAACTGGCGATGACCGTTATCACGCCATGTCCCTCGGCGGCTCCGCTCATCGAATCGTGCAGAAGCAGGAATACGACAGCTGCCAAATCCTGAAACAGAAGCACTGCAATGGCCAGGCGCCCCTGGGCCGATCCCAAAGCGTTCGCGTTTGCGAGCACCTTGAGGCACATGGCCGTGGATGACATGGCAACGGCCCCGCTGATGAGGATCGCGGGGACGGGCGCGAGATCGAAGATCAGACTCGCTACCAACGACACCGTTGCCGTCGTGACTGCAACCTGCACGGCTCCAAGACCGAAGACATGCTTTCTGAGCGTTACGAGCTTCTCGAACGAGAATTCCAGGCCAAGCGCGAACAGAAGGAGTGCGACTCCGATCTCGCCAATGCTGTTCAGGGCAGCGCTCTCCGCAATCAGGCCGAGGCCGGCCGGCCCGATGACTATTCCGGCAAGAATGTAACCGACGATACTGGGCACGCCGATCCGTGAGCATATCGTCACGAGCACGAACGCGGCACCGACCAACAAGGCCGCGCTTTCGACAAATCCGGTCACGCCATGCATGTTCTTCTCTTGATGGCATGGCGCAGGGAAGGCCAATACCGGCAATCCCTAGACATGCGAGCGCGCCCACTGCGCAATCTGCGCGGCAGGCGTTGCACCGCTCGTCCTCGCGATTTCCTTGCCGCTCCTGAACAGGATCATGGTGGGAATGCCGCGGATCCCGTGGCGGCCGGCGATCTGCTGTTCGGCTTCCGTATCGAGCTTACCAAGGCGGAAATTTGGTTCGAGCGACTGCGCCGCCGCCTCGAATTGGGGCGCCATCATCTTGCATGGCCCGCACCACTCGGCCCAGAAATCGACCAGCAATGGCAGTTCGGCATTCGCGTGACGGTCAAAATTAGCCGCTGTAAGCGTGACGGGCCTGCCTTGAAAGAGCGGCGCGCCGCAGCGTCCGCAATTGGGATTATCGGTCAGACGCTCTTGCGGCACCCTGTTGGTGGAATTGCACTGCGGGCAAGCGACCGTGGGCATCCTGTATCCTTTCGTTGACGAGCCGGTCTTGGCGGCCGGCTGATGCAAGCGTTCAGCGCGTGGATATGGCGCGGCGCGCCTCTCGCTGCCGCGGCTCGGGCAGGTATTCCACGCCACCGCCCTGGCGCCGAATCGGCTGCGGATAGAGCGTCATCAGCTCCAGTATTTCCTTGGGCATGTCCGTTCCAACGGGCAGGCCCATGTCGCGGGCCTCATCGGCAGAGATGGGGTAGTCGTGGGTCCAGGTGCCCGTCGCCAGCTTCGCCGCCACGGACGCCGCGCGGTTCTCGTCCATCTTGTCGGAGAGCAGACGTTTCGCGAAAGCCTCGATCTGCGCAATGGCCTTGCGACCGACATCGGCCATGATCAGGGTCTGGTCGTCGATCTCGGCGATGGGTTTCTCCTCGACGACCTTGATGAGCGAGGCAGCGGGCAACTGGCCAAGTTGCGGATCGACGGGTCCCAGCACGGAATGTTCGCACATCACGATCTCGTCGGCAGCGAGTGCGATCAGCGTGCCACCGGACATCGCGTAATGTGGCACGAACACTGTGACCTTGCCCTTGTGTCCTTGAATGGCGCGGGCAATCTGGGTTGCCGCCAGCACTAGGCCGCCCGGTGTGTGCAGCACGATGTCGAGCGGCACTTCGTCGTCGGTCATCTGGATCGCGCGCAGGACTTCCTCCGAGTCATTGACGTCGATGTAGCGCATCAGGGGGAAACCAAGCAGGTTCATGGTCTCCTGCCGATGAATCAGCAGAATGACGCGACTGCCGCGCTTCTTCTCGATACTGGCGATCTTGCGTGTGCGCATCGCCTCAAGATATCTGCGCTGCAGAACCGGTTGCAGCGCGGAAATGATGAAGAACAGCCAGAACAGCTGCATTATGTCCATGGACCTTGTCCTCCTTCCCGTCGGCCATCCGGCAGAAAGCCATAGATGCCCTCGTCGCGATAATAGTGGCGATAGGCGTCGGCGCGCCTTCGCAGGAGTGGCGTTACAAGCCAGCCGGCGACAAACCCGCCGATATGCGCCCACCAGGCGATCCCGCCCGTGGCCTGATCGCTGCCGAGCGACAGAAAGCCGGGAATGACCTGCATGAAAAACCAGATCACCGCGAAAATGAACGCGCGCACTTCGAAGAACAGCGGAATGAACAGAATCGGCACGATCACCACCAGCCGAGCCGCCGGAAACATGCGCGCGTAGCAACCGATCACGCCCGCGATCGCCCCCGATGCGCCAAGCGCGGGAACGACTGAGTCGGGGTTCGCCAGCGCGTGAGCCAGTCCGGCTGCCACACCACAGAACAGATAGAACAGCGTGAATCGACCCGGTCCGAGCCGATCTTCGACGGCGGGGCCGAAGATCCAGAGCGTCCACATGTTCAAGATGAGGTGCAGCCAGCCCCCGTGCAGGAAGATGTTGGTCAGGAATGGGGTCCAGTCCGACGGGGCGACGAGGCTTAGTGGCCCGAAGAAGCGCGAGGGCACCAGCGCGAACTCGAATAGGAACCGGTCCAGCACGCGCGGAGGCAGGCTGATCTGATAGAGGAACGCGAGGACGTTCATGCCGATGACCGCCCATACGATGACGGGCGGGTAGCGGCGCGCGACGCTGTCAAGGTAGGGAAACAAGCGGCAGATCCTCGCTCGCGCTGGCCATTCCGTTCATTATTTTTTCCCGGCGATCATCACGCCCGTCCAGGCTGGGGGATCGGAGGCCGGAAAGGACTCGAGATCGGCTTCAAGGACCGGATCGACATCGGTCTGCCCTTCCGAGGACAGGTTTACCGAGTCTTCCTGCTCGACCGCGCGCCGGAGGCGGTGATCCGAGCGACCGTGATCCACGCGGGACGGTATGCGGAAGGCTTCCGGCGCATCGGCTCCCTTGTAGAGTCGATGCCGTACCTCGCCCCGCCAGTGGTCAGGCGCACGCCGGTGAGTCGTGTCCTCACGCACGATGTAGCGCCAGTCCTGCCGCTCCGCGAATTCCACGGCGCTTTCGCGGTCGGGGAATTTCAGCCGGATCGGACGATAGGGATCGTCGCTGGAGGTATATCCCATCAGCGGCTCGATTTGGAGCGGACGCGACGGCTCGAATTCCAGTATCCAGTAGTTGGGCCGCGGCGCCGATGTCATCGCGGAACGAGCCGGCCGGTAGATGATCCCGGCCGGAACGTCCCATGACCTCATGTTGGTCCCGGGTATCTTCGGCGGAAAGGGTGGACGATTGTGACCGCGCATCATGGTGCTTCCCCTCGGTTGTCCCCCAGAAAAGCGCGTTCCAGCCGGGCGCGATCCCGCAGGAGCTGTGGAATTCGCAACCTTCTCTGATGAGCACTCTTAACAAGCACATGAGCGGTATCGGAAGACTGACCTGAGTCACGCAGTTTATCGCGAAGATAATCGCGCGCCGACTGGGCGATCCGGGTCACGTCGTCTTCAGGAATGCCGAGAACCGAAGAGGCCTTTTCAAGCGGGGTGTCGTTCAGATCGACAAGAAACAGGACCCTGCGCCATAGCGCCGGAAGACCGGCGATCGCCCGATGCAAGAACAGCGCGTCCTGCCGTTTAGCGACCGCCGTTTCGGGGTCGTCCCCACCGTCGTCGGCGACGAGTTCCTCGAGCATCAGCACGTCGTCGGGCTGGTAGAACTCGAACATCTCCTCATCCGACTCGGTAGGCTCCCCGGCCGGCGCCTCGGGCGCCACGTCGATCGGGGCGGCATCCTCGGGCACCGCGCGGCGCGCGGCCTGCGCCTCGGCCTCGATGGTCTCGAAGGCCAGTTGCGTCAGCCAGTCCCGGACGGAGAATTCGGTCGGCCGCCGCTCGAAGCGGTCGAGCCCCTTGAGGATCGTCGCATCGACGATATCGCGAACGGCAAGATAGCCCTGTGGTACCGATCCGCTGCATTCGAGATAGGTCAACTCACGCCTGACGGTGTCGTAGACCGTATCGAGATGATCCTCGATCAGGTCGAAGAAGAGCTGGCGCCGGTCCGCTTCCGCCGCATTCTGCACGGGCGGCAGCGGGGCGCCGATCCGGCGCCGGCGGGCGGGACGCTTGTATTCAGGCTCGTGCTTGAGGTGCGCCACATGCCGATCGACCTGGTGGCGCAGGTCGGCAAAGGCCTTGCGCAGGACAGGCTCGATCTCGAACCCCTCTTCCTGCGCCGCGATCACGCCCGACGGCAGTTGCAGGCGCAGGCTGACTTTGATGCGCGTCTTGCCCCTCGTCTGGGAGGCGACGACTTCGAGCCGGACGAGATTCTCGCGGAAGCGCGCAAGATGCGGTTCAAGTTGCCGCACCTCTTCCTCGATGACCTCAGGCGCGCGCTGTTGGCCATGTTTGTCTAGATTGCGCAATGCGTTTTGTATCTTCATTTTCGTCATTTTATTTCGAGGGAGGCCCAGCCGGAGCTTCCGGCTGGGCAATCAATCAGTGTCAAGCGGAAGATTTTTCGTCACGAGACGATGTTTCCGGCGCTTCGTCGCCAGACTCAGTTGCGCCGGGCTTGCCTGTTTTTTTTGCAGGCCTACGCTCGCGCTTCCTGCCGGATCCGTCTTCTTCCGCCTTTGCGCCCTCATCGACTTTGGTTTTCTTTATTTTCTCGAACACGACCTTCTGTTCGTCCGCTGACCAAGCGACGCGGACCTTGTCACCATCCTCGATCCGCCCGGAGAGCATTTCGCGGGCCAACTCGGTCTCCAGCTCCGACCGGATCATCCGGCGCAGCTCGCGTGCGCCGAATTCAGGGCGGAAACCCACTGCGCCGAAGTGGTCCACCACGCCCACGTCGAACTCGAGTTCGACGCCCTGGCCGAGGGCGGTCCGCTTGACCCGGTTCAGCTGCAACTCGACGATCTTGCGGATCTCCGACTGGTTCAGCGAGTGGAAGACGATGATCTCGTCGATCCGGTTGATGAACTCGGGCCGGAAGTGCCCGCGCAACACCTCCATCAGCTCGGACTTCTGCTTGCCCTCGTCGAAGTCGCTCGTGCCGCGCTTCTTCAGGTTGCGCTGGATAATGTCGGAGCCGAGGTTTGAGGTGGCGATGATGATGGTGTTCGTAAAATCCACCACACGGCCCTTGCCGTCGGTCAGCCGGCCGTCGTCGAACACCTGAAGCAGGATATTGTAGACATCCGGGTGCGCCTTCTCGATCTCGTCGAGCAGGACGACCGAGTAGGGCCTGCGGCGCACCTTCTCGGTCAGTTGCCCGCCTTCGTCGTATCCGACGTAGCCCGGAGGCGCGCCAACCAGCCGGGCAACCGAGTGGCGCTCGCCATATTCCGACATGTCGATGCGGATCATCGCGTCCTGGTCACCGAAGATCACCTCGGCGAGCGTCTTGGCCAATTCCGTCTTGCCGACCCCGGTCGGCCCGAGGAAGAGGAATGTCGCGGTCGGGCCGCGTCCCTCGCGCAAGCCTGCGCGCGCAAGGCGCACCGCATCGGCCACGGCGCGGATTGCCTCTTCCTGGCCGATGACGCGCTCGTGCAGCTTCTCCTCGAGCTTGAGGAGCTTGTCCTTCTCCTCGGTGGTCAGTTCCGTCACCGGAACGCCGGTGATCTTCGAGACGATCTGCGCGACATGATCGGCGCGCACCTCGGCGGTCGCCGAAGCCTGGTCGCGCTTCCAGATCTCCAGAAGCTCGTCCAGCTCCTTCTGCTTCTTTTCGAGCTCCTTCTTCAGTTCCGATGCGCGATCGAATTGCTTGCGGGCTGCGGCATAATCCTGCTCTCGCTTGATCTGCGCGACTTCGGCCTCCAGCTCCTGGACGTCCACGGGGCGTGCTGTGGCGCTGATCTTCACCCGCGCCGCGGCCTGGTCGATCAGATCGATCGCCTTGTCGGGCATAAAACGGCCGGTAATGTAGCGGTCGGAAAGCTCGGCCGCCGCGACGATGGCCTCGTCGGTGATCGTCACCTTGTGGTGCGCCTCCAGCGTGTCGCGCAGGCCGCGCAGGATCATGATGACCTGAGCTACCGTGGGCTCCTCGACATAGACCGGCTGGAACCGGCGCTCGAGCGCGGCGTCCTTCTCGATATATTTCTGGTATTCGTTGAGCGTCGTCGCGCCGATCAGGTTCAGCTCGCCCCGCGCCAGCGCCGGCTTGAAGGTGTTGGCGATGTCGAGCCCACCCTCGCCGCCGCCCTGGCCGGCGCCGACGATGGTGTGGATCTCGTCGATGAACAGGATCAGGCTGTCCTTTTCCTCGGTGATCTCCTTGAGGATCTTCTGCACCCGCTCCTCGAACTCGCCGCGATACTTTGAGCCGGCGACCATTGAGTTGATGTTGAGCTCCACGAGCCGCTTGTCGCGCAGGGCCTCGGGCACCTCGCCCGCGACGATCCGTTGTGCGAGCCCCTCGACGATGGCGGTCTTGCCCACGCCGGGCTCGCCGATCAGCACCGGATTGTTCTTTTTCCGGCGGGCGAGCACTTCGATCGTCGTCTCGATCTCGCGGGCGCGGCCGATGACGGGGTCGAGCTTGCCCTCGCGGGCGAGCTTGGTCAGGTCGCGGCTGAACTGGTCGAGATCGGGCGTGCTGGACGGCGCCTCCACGCGGCCTTCCTCGGCCCCCTTGCCCACGACCTTCGTCACCTGCTGGCGCAGCGCCTGCGGCGTGAGGCCGTACTTGCGCAGGATAGACGCGGCCAGGCCCTCACCCTCCTCGGCGAGGCCGATCAGCAGATGCTCGGGGCCGACATAGGAATGGCCGAGTTCGTTCGAGGCGATGAAGGCCCGGTTCAGCGCGTCCTTCAGGCGAGGACTGACGCCGATTTCGCCCTCCGTCTTGGCCTCTCCACGCTTCGCTTCCTTCTCGATCTGGCGCCGCAGATCGTCCACATCGACCTTGAACTGTTCCAGGATCGTCTTGACGACGTCGGACGAGGTCAATGCCAAAAGCAAATGTTCGGTATCGACCTCGCTGCGCCCGAACTCTCCGGCCTTCTGTGCGGCATCCTGCAACAGCTTGTTACCCTGGTCGCTCAGCCGGTCGGCGATCGTGCGTCCGCCGCCGCCGCGCCGCGCCGAACGCCGCGGGGCACCCTCGCCGAAAGTGGCGTCGACGACATCGTCATCGCCGTTACCCATGGAGCCGAGCGTGCCGCCCCGCAGCGGGCTGTCACCAAAGAGGCTGCCGAAACCGCTGCCGCCGAAGAACTCGTCAAAAAGCGAATGCTGTCCGAACAGGGATTCCAGCGGCGAGGCGCTGCGGCCCGACCGGCGCACCATCTCGTGGTAATGCTGGTCGCACAGCTCCATGTTCTGAACCCTGCCGTTCACCGAGGCGCGAACGCGCGCCGTCGCCGGGCGACCGCAGATATCGCAAGTTCCGGTTGCCATTCGTCTTCTCCGTTTCCTTATCCAGTCAGGGTTGTCCGCCGATCATCTGCGCCAGTGACAGTGTCACGCAGCGACGGCTTCCGTTCTTTTCACCTTGGACCCAATTGCCACCAGATCGGGCTCGTCCAGGGTCTCCCGTTGCAGGAGATCCTGCGCCGATTGCTCAAGAAGATCCCGATTGGTTTCGAGAAGGGCGAGGGTGCGCTTGAACACGCCATCCACGATGTCGCGCACCTTCGCGTCCATCCGCTCGGCCGTGGCGTCGCTGAAGCGGCGGTTCAGCCACGACGACGGGTCGCCGGTGCCGAGAAAACCGGGTCGATCGGTATCGTAGCTGACATGCCCGAGGTCTTCGTCCATCCCGTACCGAGCGACCATGGCGCGGGCGATATCGGTGGCCTTGACCAGATCGTCGGCCGCCCCCGTCGAGAGGTGATCGTAGATGATCTTCTCGGCCGCGCGCCCGCCGAGCAGCACGGCGATCTTGTTCTCGAGTTCCTCCCGCGTCATCAGAAAGCGGTCCTCGGTCGGGCGCTGGATCGTGTAGCCGAGCGCGCCAATTCCGCGCGGGATGATCGAGACCTTGTGCACCGGGTCCACCCCCGGCAGAGCCATCGCCACCAGCGCGTGCCCCATCTCGTGGTGCGCCACGATCTCGCGTTCGCGCGGATTGAGCACGCGGTTCTTCTTTTCCAACCCTGCGATGATGCGCTCGACGGCATTGTTGAAGTCGTCCATCGTCACCGCATCCGCCTTGCGGCGCGTGGCGAGCAATGCTGCCTCGTTGACGAGATTGGCGAGGTCCGCCCCGGAAAAGCCGGGAGTAAGCGCTGCGACCTTCTCGGCATCGACGTCCGGGGCGAGCTTCACCTTTTTCATGTGAACGCCGAGAATCTGCACACGTCCCTTCTTATCCGGCCGATCCACCAGCACCTGCCGGTCGAAGCGTCCCGCACGCAGCAGCGCGGGGTCGAGGATCTCTGGTCGGTTGGTGGCGGCCAGGAGCACGATGCCCACCGAAGGGTCGAAGCCGTCGAGCTCGGTCAGAAGCTGGTTCAGCGTCTGCTCACGCTCATCGTGGCCGCCAGCGATCTGGCCGGAGGAGCGCGCCCGCCCGAGAGCGTCGAGTTCGTCGATGAAGATGATCGCCGGCGCGGATTTCCGGGCCTGCTCGAACAGGTCGCGCACCCGTGCGGCACCGACGCCCACGAACATCTCGACGAACTCCGATCCCGAGATCGAAAAGAAGGTCACGCCCGCCTCACCCGCCACCGCGCGCGCCAGAAGCGTCTTGCCGGTGCCCGGCGGCCCGACGAGCAATATGCCTTTGGGGATATGTGCGCCCAGCTTTCCGTATTCGGCGGGGTTCCTGAGGAACTCCACGACCTCCTCGAGCTCGGCCTTGGCCTCGTCCACACCGGCCACGTCGGCGAAGCTGACGCCGGTTTCTTTTTCCATGTAAACCTTGGCCTTGCTGCGGCCGACCTGCATGAACCCGCCGAAGCCCTGCTTGTCGGCGAACTTGCGGAACAGCAGCATCCAGATTCCGAAGAAGACAAGCGCTGGCGCCACCCAGGAAATCAGCGTGCCGAGAAAAGTGTTTTGCGGAACGCCAGTGATCTCGATACCTGACCGGTCTATCCGTTCCAGGATTGCGGGATTCACTACGGTCGTCACGAACTGCTTCTTGCCGTCGACCGGTTCGGCGAAGGTGCCTGTGATAGTGTCTGACCCGACCGCGACAGAGGAAATTTTCCCGTCAGCGAGATACTTCTCGAACTGGCTGTAGCTGATCGGCGCGACGGATTGCCAGCCGGCGATCAGGTTCTGGATGAAAAGCACGGCTATGAAAGCCACCACCCAGTACCAGATGTTGTATTCGGTCTTCCTTTCCATGCCCCTTGTCCCTTTCACTAGCGCCCGATCCGCGCCCTGATCCGCTCGAGCAGCGCCAGCAGGACGCGCCTTTCGTCCGCCGACAGATCCTGCAGGATTTCATCTTCGAGCGCCGATTGCCGCGGCGCGAGTTCCTTCAGCATCGCCCGGGCCTTCGACGTTGCCGTGACGATCTGCGCCCGCCTGTCGTCGGGCGAGGGCGACCGCTCGACCCAGCCGCCCCTGACCATGCGATCGACGAGCTGGCCGGCTGTGGCCGGGCCGACCTCCAGCCGGTCGGCCAGATCGCCGATGGTCAGCCCAGGCTCATCCTCGACATGCGCCGCCGCCATCCAGGACAGGCGGGTCAGGCCGCTGCCGCGAATTTCTTGGTCGATCCGCTGCTGGATGAGCTGCGCGACCCGGTGGATCGTCGTCCCGATCAGCGCAATGTCCGAAGAGATCATGGGTATCCTTCCTCCGATTGCATGGGACACAGGAGAGACCGCACTCCATCCAAAACGCAATGCACCCATTATATATGCTTGCATAATAAATGGGAACCGCCTATCTTGATGGGCGGTCTCCGAACCGACATCTGGCCGGCACCGTTGCCCGCTCGGACCATGCCGCCGGTTCGGGGGCATCGATCAGCAGCAGGAGGCCAGCAATGCTCTATCCGACATATCTGCGCCGCAGCGATCCCTTCGCGCTGATGCGCTCCATGATGCGCGATCTCGACCGCGGTGTCTGGCCGACGTCCCGCGCGGCGTTCCCGGCGGTGAATGTCTGGCAAGGCCCTGAGGCCGTCGCCGTCACCGCTGAACTTCCCGGCATCGAACCGGGCGACATTGAGATTTCGGTCAAGGACAGCGTCCTGACCCTTTCGGGCGAACGCAAGGCGCCCGAGGTTCACGACGGTGCGCGCTGGCACCGCAACGAACGCGGTTACGGCAGGTTTTCACGCGCGATCCGCCTGCCGTTCGCGGCCTCGGATGACAAGGTCGAGGCGAGGATGACGAACGGCGTATTGCGGATCGTCATCTCCCGGCCCGAGGAAGAAAGGCCGAAGAAAATCGAGATCAAGGCAGCCTGAGAGGAGCTGGAACGATGAGCACCGACATCACGCAAGCCGCCGAAAAGACGCCGACCGACTCGCCCGAGACCACCGGCGGCGGACGCATCTACCGCCCGCTGACCGATATCGTCGAGACCGATCAGGGTGTCTCCATGATGCTTGAAATGCCTGGGGTCGCCGCCGATGCGGTCGAAATCACGCTCGAAAATCACGTGTTGACGATCCGCGGCAAGGTTGACCCGGTGCGGCCGGAAAACCTCGAACTTGCCCATGCCGAATATGGCGAGGGCGATTTCGAGCGTGCCTTCACGCTTTCCGAGGACTTCGACCCCGACAGGATCGAAGCCGAGATGCGTGGAGGTGTCCTCACCCTGACGCTCCCCCGAGCCCCTGAAGCGCAGCCGAAAAGGATCGCCGTCAAGAGCGCCTGAAAACCGAAGGAGACCATATCATGCAGATCAAAGACTTCATTCCCTGGGCGCGCAAGGACGGCGCGCCAGACGCCAAGAGCAGCGAAGATAACCCGATCGCGACACTCCAGCGCGAAATGAACCATGTGTTCGAGAACTTCTGGAACCGGGTCGGTCATTTCGAATGGCCCTTTGGCAGCGGCGAAGCGAAATCCGACGTGGTCGAGACCGACAAGGCGATCGAAGTGTCGATCGAGCTGCCGGGCATGGAGATGAAAGACATCGAGGTGACGGTCAACGATGACATGTTGACTGTGAAGGGGGAGAAGAAGATCGAGCGCAAAGAGGAGAAGAAGGGATACTATCTCTCCGAGCGCAGCTACGGCGCAATCTACCGGACAATTCCGCTCCCTCCCGGTGTGGATGGCGAAAAGGCGCAAGCGTCCTTCAAGAACGGGGTTCTGACGATCAAGCTGCCACAGACCCCCGAGGCGCAGGCGAAGGTCAAGCGCATCGAGGTCAAGAACGGCTGATTTGCCAAATCGGATGTCGCCGGTTTGCGGCGTCCCCTCCGCTCCGTGCGATATCGCACCGTCTGGCGAAGCCCCGGGGAGCTTGTCTCTCCGGGGCGGCTTTCGAGGAGCAATCATGAAGGACTTGCAACGATCCGGGCTGACCCGTGAACAATGGTCGGCGATGACGCTCTACGAGAAGTTCGAGCAAGTTGTCATCTTCGTCCTCAGCGTCATCATTGCGGCGATCGTCGTGGCATCGGTCTGGGCGCTGATGCGCGAAGTCGTGAACCGCCTGGTTCTGGGGGCATTCGACACTCTCGATTACGCCACCTTTCAGGTGGTGTTCGGCATGATCTTCACCGTGGTGATCGCGCTCGAGTTCAAGCGCTCCCTTCTTGTTGCGACCGAACGCAGCTTCGGGATCCTCCAGGTCCGCACGATCGTGCTGATCGCGCTCCTCGCCATCGTGCGCAAATTCATCATCCTGGACCTCGGCGAGACGGAATCATCCAAGATTGCCGCACTCGCGGGCGCGGCGCTTGCGCTCGGGGTTGTCCATTGGCTCGTGCGCGATCAGGACCGACGCGAACAGCCCCCTACTGAAAATGCAGATGGCGGTCAATGAACCGAACCTTTTTCATTCGACTTGTTTCAGCAACCTCTGCCGCGCTCCTTATTATAATTGTGTGGCAGAGCTTTCCTATCATTCAGGGCGTTGTGCTGGGTCGGTTTGCCGAACCGCGCGCCGTCGCTCCGCGCGGCGACTTGGCGGCGTTTGAACAAAGCACCATCACGGTTTTCAACGCCGCTCGAGACAGTGTCGTCTTCATCACGACGGCCGAGCGTGTTGTCGATCCCTGGACCCGGAATGCCTATGACGTTCCGCGCGGGAACGGTTCAGGATTCGTCTGGGACGAACTCGGTCATGTGGTGACGAATAATCATGTTATCGCCGGCGCGAGCCGGGCAGTCGTCAGGTTGGCTGATGGCCGTGCCTTCTCCGCGCGCCTGGTGGGACGCGCACCCGAGCACGACCTGGCAGTCCTGCATATCGGCGTAGGTTCTGACCGGCCACCGCCAATCCCCATCGGCACCAGCAACGAGTTGCGTGTCGGTCAGAGCGTGTTCGCCATCGGCAATCCGTTTGGCCTGGACTGGACGATGACGACCGGAATTGTCTCGGCTCTCGGCCGCGAATTGCCGGGAGAAGGCAGTCTCCCGATACGGGGCCTGATCCAGACGGACGCGGCAATCAACCCCGGAAATTCCGGTGGCCCTCTGATCGACAGCGCGGGGCGTCTGATCGGCGTCAACACGGCCATTTTCAGTCCATCCGGCGGCAGTGCGGGAATCGGCTTTGCGGTTCCCGTCGATACGGTCAACCGGGTGGTGCCACAGCTCATCGCTCGCGGTAGCTATGCACCACCACGACTCGGCATCTTATTCGATCCCAGGGTCGACGCGATGCTCGCGCAGGATGGCACCTCCGGCGTCCTGGTCCTCGGAGTCGATCCTGACGGCCCCGCTGCCCGCGCGGGACTGGTGCCAGCCCGCATTAGCGGCGATGGGCTCATTGCAGTCGGCGACCGGATAATCGGCCTTGGAGCGACTAGAGTTGATGAAGCGGCCGACCTGATCGCGGCGCTCGAAGCGCATCGCCCCGGGGATCAGGTTGAATTGCACCTCCGGCGCGGCGATCAACACAAGAGCCTCAGGATCACACTTGGCGAACCGCGATAGGAGCCGGAAATGCCCGCTGTCTCGACGAGGCATCGATTTATCAATCTCGTCCAATCCGCCCTCATGCTTGGCCTTATGGCGATGATCGCCTGGGTGTCCATGACAGCGGTCGTCGGCGCGGAGGTGGGGCTGCTACTTGCCTTCGGAATGGTTGCGGGTCTGATTTTTGCGCCCAATCTGCCGCAGGACTTCTTGCTGTCCGCATATCAGGCACAGCGCATAACGAGACGTGATGCGCCCGGCCTTGTCGCAGGAATAGCGGAACTTGCGCGACGTGCCGATTTGCCGCGCGCGCCGAAGCTCTTTCGCGTATCGAGCCCGTTGCCGAACGCCTTCGCGATGGGCAGTCCGGAAGACAGTACAATCTGCGTCACCGATGGACTCCTTCAACTCCTCGACGGTCGCGAACTCGTCGGCGTCCTGGCTCACGAAGTTGGCCACATCGCGAACCGCGACCTGTGGATCATGGGATTGGCAGATATGATGTCACGGTTGGTTTCCCTCGCGAGTTGGCTTGGACAATTTCTGCTGCTCCTCAACCTACCTCTTATTTTCGCGGGCGCGGTCTATGTTCCGTGGCATATCGTGGCGCTTCTCATCTTCGCGCCCACCTTGATGGCGCTCGTGCAGCTCGGCCTGTCGCGCACCCGCGAGTATGACGCAGATCGCGCGGCGGCGGAGCTGACCGGCGACCCGGAGGGTCTCATGAGAGCGCTGAGCAAACTCGAACGCCGTGTCGGAAGGTTCTGGGAGGAAATTTTTCTCCCCGGCCGACGCATTCCCGAGCCGTCCCTCTTGCGAACGCATCCAAGCACAGAAAGCCGGATCGCCAGGCTGCGTGAACTCACCGCCCTGGCAACACCGCAGTATCCGACAATCACGGGCATGTCTTATAAACCACGGCTACCCTCGTTCTTGCCGCCCAAATTCCGTCGACACGGAGTCTATTGGTAGAAATCACCTGTCTTTCGTTGCACTCGGGTAAATCTGCGCATACGAGGAAATGCTTGGAAATGGGCGGGAGTTGTGGGCGATTCGCCATGGCTTATCAGAGAGTTAGAGGATGAGTCCTCTCCCTCCGCCATTCATTCGAACGCAACCGAAATTCAACATCGTAGGCACATGATACGAATGTCCGAACGCGCGGCCTCGTATCGCGCCTGATCCGGCGTCCTTCGCGAGAATGGGAAGCGGTGCTGAACCATCGCAAGGACCGCCGCCCTTTTGTCGCCTGCTCAGCGGCTGGACGCTCGCAAGAGCGCCTTGCGGAAAGCCCTCATTTTCCGCCGACGGCACGGCTGCTGTCGCCTTTCGGAACATCGCGCGCATTTGCGCCAGAGTCGGTAAAGCCGCGGTCGTTGAGTCGCCATCCCCCGCTGGAGCGACGGATGATCCCAGACGAATGGTTGCGCCTCAAGCAGCCTTCACGCGTTCGACGACGACGGGCACAGGCCGGCAGACCGTGTTGCAGACCGGCGAGTGCTGCTGCGCGTAGGCGAGGAGATCGTCGAGCTCCTTCTCCGCACAGTCCGCCTCGACCTTCATCTTGACGCGGATCTGCTCGTACCCCGCAGGCACGCTGTCATTGAGGCCGAGCAGGCCCTGCAGGTCAAGCTCGCCGGAGAGCTCCGTCGACAGCGACTTGATGGCGATACCACGCGCCATGGCATGCAACACAAATGTCGTTGTCACGCAGCCGGCGAGCGCATGCAGTAGGAACTCGACCGGATTGGCGCCTTCGTTATTGCCGAGCAGGACCGGCGGCTCGCCGTTGGTGAACTCGAACGATGCGCTGCGTGAGGTGTCCTCCTGGCCAGCGCCGTAAAAGTCGCGGATGGTTGAGCGGTTCTCCCCGCCGTTGATCCAGGTGTTGCGGGCACGGAACTGGAAGCGGGCAAGGCCCTTGTCGGCCCTGATCGCGGCAATGGTCGCGGCCGCGACGTCGACGTCGAGACCATTAAGGACATTGGCCTTTTTGGCGGTGGCGGGCATGGCATTCATGATCATCTCCATGTGAGAGAGGGGTATCGCTTGTCGGTGTCATTCGGTGCCGACGGCCCGGAAATTAGGCCTGGACACGCGGATGCATCAGATCGAGTTTGGTCAAATACGATCCTTTTGTGCCAAAAAATGAGATGTGCGATGCCCCAAACGGAAAGCATGATCGAGGCCTTCCTTCTCGCCTTGCCACAAACGGCAGGCTCGGCGCTCTACGGCATGGTGGACGTGCTGGCGGCAACAGGCACGTTGTGGCGCGAGTTCGCGGGTGAGGAGGCGGGGCGCCAACTCATCCGGCCTCGCATCGTTTCGACGACCAAGCGCCCATTTCGTTGCGGTAACAAGATTCCGGTCAATCCAGAGCTCACACTCGACGAGGCGATCAACCCCGACATCGTCATTGTTCCTGAGCTTTGGCTCGCTCCAACCGAAGATCTGAAAGATCAGTATGCTGAAGTCAAAAACTGGCTTCGGCACTGTTACGGGCAGGGCAGCACGATCTACTCGGCTTGCTCAGGCGCGGTGCTGCTCGCGGCGGCGGGTCTGCTCAACGGGCGCGCGGCAACATCCCACTGGGGCTATGAAGATCTCTTCCGCAAGAGCTTCCCCGAAGTGAAATTCAATCCGGCCCCCAACCTCGTTGTCTCGGATCACACCGGACGCATCGTGACAGCCGGAGGGACTACCTCCTGGCATGATCTCGCCATTCATATCATCTCGCGACACCTGAACCCCGGCGAGGCTTTGCGAATCGCCAAGGTTTATCTTCTCAAGCGGCACGGCGAGGGACAACTTCCTTATGCAAGCCTGGTGCGCCGCCAACCTCATGCCGACGCCGTTGTGCGTCGAGCCGAAAGCTGGCTTGGTGAGCATTTTCGCGAGCTACACGCCGTGTCGGCGGTGGTCGAACACTGCGGGATTCCTGAGCGCAGCTTGAAGCGTCGCTTCAAAGCGGCGACCGGCTCGACTTTGATCGGCCAAGTGCAAAATTTGCGCATCGAGGAGGCCAAACGCCTGCTCGAGAGCGAGACAATCTCGGTCGACGAGATCGGCGTGCAGGTTGGCTACGAGAACCAAGCTTTCTTCCGGCGCCTTTTCAAGCGCGCGACGGGCCTGACGCCGGGCGCCTACCGGCGCATGTTCCAACCGCTGACAAAGCCAGAGCAACTGCATCACACGGCCCTGGGCAATGTACGCTGACGGCTACGGATGCGTTACAGAAGCTTGTGGTTACGCTGCGGTAAACATCGAGGCTATGCGTGGAGGCAATCTCAGAGAACGTTGGATTTCTTGCCCCTTCCCTCCGCCAA